GTATTAATCCATAATCAGTACCTCCACCAAATCCACCAACCATTATGTTACCGCCTCTTACATCTAGTTTATTTCCTGATAAAATTGATGTAGTACCAATACCTACTCTTCCTGAACTATCTATACGCATTCTTTCTGTTCCACTAGTTTGAAAAGATAAACCATAGTTTGATGTATTTGTTCCAAAATAAACATAAGAATTACCAGCATCTACTCCCCAGTAACCTAGATTTGAACCTGTATAAACTCTCGCTTCACCTGCTACCTCTAGTTTAGCAGTAGTTGGAGATTGTCCAATTCCTACACGACCTGAACTATCTATACGCATTCTTTCTGTTGGTGCTGATGCAACACCTGAACTAACATTAAATGTCATATAAGGATTAAAAGAACCACCATCTCTAACTACAGCAATTTCTCCACCATTACCACTTGTGTTAGCAACTTCAAAAATCATTTTTACACCATCTGTAGTACTTCCATTAGCATTTGATAATTTTAATAAAGGTTCTGTTGTAGATGCAGTATTTTTTTGTATTCTAACTAATCCTGAACTGTCTATACGCATTCTTTCTGAACCATTTGTAACAAATGTCATATTACCTGAAGAAAGTTTATTTTCAAACGCAGCATTACCAGCACCATCAATACCTACTGTTACAGTAGAAGAATTTGTACTTGACTTAAATGCTAATGTTGAAAATACTTGTGTTGATTCTAATAATGCTACATCAGCTGCGGCTGTATTATAAACGTGTAATTTTTTTGAAGGCGAAGTCGTTCCAATTCCTACGTTTGTATTTGCAATAAACATAGTAGATGACCAAGTATAATTGCCATCAGTTGAATAATATCCTATGTCTAATAAATTATTAGCACTAAGGTCTCCTGCTATTCTAATTCCTGCAGTTGTTGGTGACATACCGATACCAGTAAATAAATTTCCATTTACATAAGTACCTATAATTCTTTTATCATTAGCTACTGAAGTTCCAAAGTCAAGAGCACAAGAAGGATTTGTTTCTCCAATGCCTACATTTCCTGAACTGTCTATACGCATTCTTTCTGTATTGTTTGTTCCTAAAAGTAAATCTTTAGAACCTGTTGTAAACATAAAACCATAAGCATCAATCATTTGTAATCTTAAATTGACACCAGTTGTAGTATTATTTATTACAATATCATTTGCATTTTGCGCACCACTAACTTGCAATTTATAAGAAGGTGAAGAAGTTCCAATTCCTACGTTTCCTGTTGAACCTTGTAAAAACATTTGTGCAGCAGTAGTATCACCATCAGCAGAAAATCTTATATTTCCTGTTGTTCCATATCCTGTTTTTAAATTTAAATCAGCATCGCTTCCGTGTGCTGAAGCGTTAAAATGACCAACCCAACTTCTAAATGTTCCACTACTATTTTTAAATCCAACGTGAGCATTAGCTCCCTGAATACCTATTGTACCACTTGAACCAACACCAGTTCCAACAACTGTTAATGGTGAAGGGGGTGTGCCTGTCATTCCAATGCCAACCGAACCTGCAAAAGTTGCATTTCCTGAATCAGTTATTTCTAATAAACTTACTGTATCAGCAGCATTACGAATCCTTATATTCCCTGATGCATTACTATTATATATATACAAATAATCACTTGAAGTAGCAGCAAATGGAACATAAGTACCATCACCTCTTTGTAATTTAATTGCATAAGCATTATGTGTACCTATATTAAATGTTCCTGGTAAAGTTGCATTGTTACCACTTATTGAAATAGGTGAATCTGTTAGTGTATTACTATCCGACCACATAGCTACATCATTAGCTGTTCCACTTCCATCTACAACACCTCCATCTGTTTCTATTATATTACCACTTGAATCTACAGATAAATTATATGCTGCTGTTCCTGTTTTGTTACCAGAACCATATCTGTTTAATTGTATCGTTCCACCTCCTTTTACTGTAAAATGGTCTTGTACATCACTTTCTGAATGTATGACTAATTGATTTGCACTATCACTAATATTTATTCTCCAGTTTCCATAACTACCTAACCAAGATATTTTACTGCTTGTACCCTCTCCTAATCCAAAAGAAGCTGCACCTACACTCCCTGTAAAAACTGAATCTTCCGATGAATCTATTGTTAAAGCTGTTGAAGTAGCATTATCATCAATACCTGTTGATGTAAAATTAGTTATTTTATCTCCTGCTGTAATAGCTATATCCGTTCCTCCTGTAGTGTTTCCATTAGCTAATACTTCTGATAATGTATCGCTTCCTGCTACTTGTGAATCTACATATGTTTTAATTGCTTTAGCAGAAGCTAATGTATCGTCTGATGCAGATACACTTGTTAAATCAGTATCTAAAACACCTGACTTTAAATTATCTACTTCTATATTAGAAACTGTATTGTTATCTACATCTATTGTTTTATTAGTTAGTGTTTGTGAACCTGTTAATGTAGCTACTGTAGAATCTATTGCTATAACACCTGTTGTTATTGTTATACCTGTACCTCCACTAAATGAAGCTCTAGCTCTATCAGTTGTAAAATATAAATTACTTGCTCCTTCAGACAAATCATCAGTATCCTTACTTGACAACCTAGTATCAAATCTAGCATCTGTATAATACAAATTACTTCCTTCAGCCAAATCACTTGTTGTATGATTAGATAATGAACTAACCGTACCAGTAACATTACCTGTAACATTACCTTCTAAATTACCAACTAAAGTAGCTACTGTATATCCTGTTCCACTTGTATTTACTGTAGTTGTTGGTTCTATTTGTAGATCTCTAAATATATGAAATTTATTGTCTGCAGCTCTTCTAAATATACCTGCATATAAATTCTGTGATCCTGAAGTGTCATAGACGCCATAGATCCCTAGATCTACTGCGTCACTTGTAGTATTATTGCTACCAACAATAATCAATGGATCTTCAACACTTAATGTTTCTGTATCAATTGTTGTTGTACTTCCTTCAACTAATAAATCTCCTGTTACAGTTAAGTTACCTCCTATTTGAGAGTTGCCTGAAACGTGAAACGTAGTTGTAGGAGTAACTCCTATACCTACTCTAGTTGAAGAAATATATAATGGTGTATTGTTTCCTAATCCGTCTGTAATTTGTTTTGCGGTTGATGTTATTGGATCATTATCTGTTACTTTGAGTAACGCATCATAGGTAGCCGATATTACCTTTCCTGTTAATGTAGTACCCATAAATTATTTTTTTGTTTTGTTATCTTTCTGCATAATCTTTTCTATAAAAGATTTCAATTTTACAATATTCTTTTGTTTTGGTTTATAAGTAGGTTTTCTCATTATAATACCCAGCTATTAAAATTCTCATTTTTATCTGGGTACATACCATCCTCATTAGATTCATTATATTCAGGAAACAAATTACTATTGTTATCCATATAATCTAAAAACCTACGTACATAAAACTCAGCTTTATCTCTAGAGCTATCAACAAGAGATTTAATTTCTTGCATCGAAGGAGTCTCTGATGACTCACTTCGATGTCTAAATACTCCTCCATTACTTACTTGGTAAGATGCAAACATATAATAATCTGACTGAGCAAACCATATTAACATAGGTGTTATGTATGTGTTTAATAAAGTTTTATAATCTGAATTACCTGCGTCATCTATAGTATTACCTGTAATTAAAGTAGATATCTTATCATATAATTTAGTACCTAAATAATTTTGAATATGTATATCTTGAGACACTTCAATAAACTGAATGAATTTATCAGCATCTACATTTCCACCTATAATGGATTTTCTTCTTAGATCATCAGTCGTTATGAATAGTGCCTTCATCTTCTTTTGGTTTAAATATGTTCTTAATTTTATCTATTGCAGATAATTTCTCACCTGTTTCTTCTTCTCTCTTAATTTTAGTCTGAATATTATCTAATTCAGTAAACTCAATTGGTTGCAGAGTTACAAAGTATAAGTTAAGATCTATCTGATTGAACTCTAGAAGCATTTTAAAGCATTCTAAGAGCGATTGTTGGAATGGGCGGACCACAATGTTATCCA